TCGAACCGTGTCCGATTCGCCCCAACCTGTCTGCTTTTGCCCTCTTTGTGCCTCTCACTGCGCGCAGTTCTGCGCGGGGTGATGCGTGAGCACGCGCATCATCCCCGCATCATGCGAGTCATGTGCTGGTGATGTGCAGCCGTGCACTTGGGCGTGCTCGCACCACGGCTCGCAGTTCTGCGCAGGGTGGGAGTTGACCCCGAAAATGGGGGGTGTGCTACGCTTCGGCCATCGAATCGTCATCCCGGCGGTTCGGCCCAACGAACGAATGGAGCACGACATGAGCACCACTACGTACCTCGATGTCCTCGCCAACATTGCCGCTTCTGGCGCCGATGGCATCCGCTACGCCACCCTTGCTCGCTCGGCGAAGCGGCACGTCACGAGCCTCGCTGCCGACGGCTTCGTGTTCTCGTACCTCCCCTCCGGGGAGTTCACGACTTTCGACCATCCTGAGGCGATGGCTTGCCTCACTGAGGATGGCGGCGTGTACGTCGAACTCATGCAGGAAGGTGGCTTGATCGCTGCCGACGTGTACAGCCAGCCCGTGAGCAGGCTGCCGAAGGCCAACAAGTCGAAGCGTGGCAAGGTTGCCGCGGCGACTCGCAAGGTCCGTCAGGAGGCCGCGGCTCCCGTGGTCGAGGCGGAGCCGGTGAGTGCACGTAAGCCGAAGGCCCCGAAGACGGTGCCGACGGCTACGGAGTCTGTCGTCGTGAGCCCCGTGCTCCCGTCCGGCGAAGCCGCCGGGCGTCGTGTGCCGGGAAATGCCAAGGGTGACCAGATTGTGGCGACCCCGGCGGAGCCGTCGCTGGCGGACGTCATGGCCCTGCTCACGCAGCAGGCTGCCACGATCTCGGCTCTCAAGGCGGTCGTCCTCGCCTAGCAAGGCCTGAGCACGCTCACTGCGCATCGTCCTCCGGACGGTGCGTGGTGGGGGCTGCTCAGTCCGAACCAACCGAACGAAGGGAATTGCATCATGCTTGCAGACATGTCCACACGGTCTACGACTACTGCGACCGACTCTCACAAGTCGCTCTCAGATCTGGGTGTGCGTGAGGGTGACATTGCTGGCACGTTCGCCATGGACTGTCCCGTGTGCTCGGATGGCTACTTCATGGGCCGTGTGTGCAGGGAGTGCTTCGGCCTCACTGAGATCCATTCGCCTGACCTCGACGACCTCCTCGCCCTGATCGACCTGCTCTAGTTCCCCCATCACATACACACACAGATCGGAGATTCACATGAACATGTACCGAATCAACGACGTCCTTACGTCACTCGCCAATGAGGCGGGCGTGACGCTTGATGACGACACTCTCAACGACCTGACTCACCACGTCGCAGACGTGCTCGGCATCGACGACCTGTAGGTCACTTGTGCACACGGGCTTCGGCCCGTGTGTGCAGTGGGACAGACAGTTCCCTTTACCTGAACGGAGATTCACTTGTACACAAGTAACTACGAGGACGGCATCCACACCGTCCAGTTCAGCGACTACCAGCCCTCCTACGGAGCGTGAGCATGTCGTACACCGCTGTGTGGATCTGGGCGTCTGCGCCGAACAACCCTGACGAGGAGCACGTGTTCATGAAGGCCGACGAGGATGTCATGGTCGTGCACTCGTGGATGCGGGGCCTTCTCCGCAACCTCATCGTTCGCAAGATCGAGTTCTCCTACGGACCCACCGCCGAGACGGTGGCTCCTAGTGGCTCCCGAGGCTCTGCCTCGCGTGCCACGTACGGAGGTGAGTGAGCATGGACTGGTTCGACTGGCTCGTCGTGATCACGGTCGCTGTGTGGATCGGCTTCGTCATTCGTGAAGAGTGGCTCGACTAGGAAGGTATGCACACATGAGTTACCTAGGATTCGCTGCTGGAAAGGCCAGCAGCCCCGCACGCAGCCCAAAGGGCGGCGGTGCTTCGGCGTACACGTTGGCTGCTGTCGGTCGAATCGTCGCGAGGCGGAATCGCATTGACCGCGTGAACATGCGACTGAGGGATGAGTTCGCCAAGCCTGAGGTGCTGCCAGCCAAGCGTGACGGCTACTGCCAGCGTGGTCACAAGTGGACAAAGTCCAACACGTACACACGGCCCAACGGTGACCGTGAGTGCCGTGCTTGCCGAGCCAAGTCAGGGCGTCGGACCAAGTACCGCAAGTACCTCGTGTGAGCACGTCGCATCACACCCACATGACGCAGCGCAGAACTGTGCGAGGCTTCTGCTATGCTGCTCCCCGCTTCACCAACCAACCGAACGAAAGGATCCACCGCCATGTTCAACGCCACTTACGCCGCAACGTGTGACCGTTGCCACTTCGAGTACGCAGGTACTCGCGTTCCCTACGACTGGTCCTTGGTCACCACGGCTTCCATGCTGCCGTCCGACTCGTACTACCCGTACTCGGCGAGCGAAGTTCACCTGTGCCCGTCGTGCTCAGCCGATGCTGCCACGTTCATCCTCGGCCTTGCTGTTCCCGCCTTGGATCGTCCCAAGATGTACACGGTCACGTTGGAGGAGCCTCTGACTGACGACGATGAGGTGAAGTTCGTTGACATGAACGAGTCTGAGTACGACGGGTGGGGCGACTGCCCCGACTGCAAGGCCGGAAGTCACGGCATGGGAGAGGAGCGCGATGGTTACATTCTCTGCTCGTGCTGCTCGACGATTCTCTCTGAACTCTGAGGAGGCGTGAGCATGTACAACCAATACGCACGCAAGGCATGGGAGATAGTCGGATGGACGTACGACGCTGACGTCCACTGCAATGCATGTACACAAAAGCGTTTCAGCGTGTACGCACTGTCGGAGTCTTTCGCCACCGACAGTGAGGGAAACATGGTTCATCCCATCTTCGCAAGCGACGAGTACGAGAACGAAGTCTGTGGCGACTGCCACAGCAACCTCTAGAAAGGCGTGAGCATGAACGGTTTCACCGTCCTCACCATCGGAATCATCTTCGTGATCACGTGTGTTGTCGTCTGGCATGACGGCAAGAGGGTCGGCTACGAGAAGGCCCTTCACGACGTCGAGTGCAGGCAGCGACGTGCACGTCAGGCAGCCGTGAGGCGCGGAGCCTCCGGCTGAGAAACCCCGATCTGCTATTGTGTAACGCAACGTACGACCCCAACCAACCAACCGAACGAAAGGCATCACCATGACCGTTGACACCGCCACCTTCACGCCCCCCGCAGTCGGCGACCGTGTCCGTGCACTTGCCATTCCCTTCATGGAGGCCCCGGACTACGTCTTCGACAGCATGGAAACCACCGTCACCAGCGTCGGCGAGGACCGTGCGTACGGCACGTTCACGTACAAGTCCTTCGGCCTCGAAGTCATGGAGGCGCGGCTGTTCTTCCGTGAGTGGGAGCCAGTCGTCGAGGACGCAGCCGTCGAGAACACAGCCGTCGCTCGTGATCCGAAGGATGACGAGATCGAGGCCCTGAAGAAGGCTCTCGATGACGCCAACCGTCGCTTCACCGACCGTGACAACTCGTTCGCACGTTCCATCGAGATCATCGGCTCCGTCCTCATCAAAGAGTCGAATGAACGTGAGTGGTGCGAGGAGTTCGACCGTCTCATCGGTGAGACCAATGAGGCTCTGCCGGGTCCGTACCTGCTGGAGGTTCGTGAGAGAGAGTACGTCGTGTCGTGGGTTGAGGACGTCATTGTCTCGGTTCCCCGGAGCATGACGTTGACGGCTTTCGATGAGGACGACGCTCGTGAACAGGCGAGAAACGGCTCGTACTACGAGTCCATCCACAGCGAGGACATCAAAGAGGCCGTGAGCATGGGCTCGTGGGAGACGATGGACTCGTGCGACACCGACTACGAGGTCGAACTGGCCTGAGCACGCTGTGTGCACACCCCCTTCGGGGGGTGTGTACACGGGACTGCTCAGTCCGAACCAACCAACCAATCAATAGGAGGACACACGATGGGGACACTCATCACCACCACGTCCACGAAATGGGACGGCACAGAGGACAACGTGTACACGTACATGCCGGACCCGTCGGACGGCGGTCAGTACAAGTTGTTCGTACGCAAGGCTGACGAGTCCACGTCCGAAGAGGGCACCGTCATTGCTGCTTTCCCCACCGCCATGATGATGGCCGCTCACAAGGATGGCGTGGCTATCGCCACACTTGAGCAGGCGGAGCAGGCCCGGAAGTCGTACATTGCCGAAGGCCGAGTAATGGAGCGTGTCGCCATTCGTGAGCAGATCATCGAGCGCATGAAGGACGACGATCGTGAGGGCATGAACAGCCTGCTCAGTCTCCTCGACATGGCCCAGTACACGCAGAAATGGTTCGTCCTCGTCGAGTACAACGACATCTCTCTGGAGTTCACGCTGGATGGCGATGCCCTCGGTCTGGAGGACGAGGACGACGTGCGTGATCACGTGTACGAGAGGCTCGAAGTGGACGCCAACGTCACCCTCCGCTACTCCTCCGACGGTGTGTACGAGTCGGACAACTGCGACGAGGACGACACCTCATGGGTCCTTGACAGCGTCAACATCATGGTCACTGCTTCCGAGTGAACACACGGAGGGGGGCTTCGGCCCCCCTCCTACCCGGCCAATCTACGAGCAAAGGAATCATCATGCGATACACGTTCACACAAGTTGCTTTCATCGCCGATGAGGGCATCGACTTGGCGGCAGCCGCCATCAGGGTGCAGGAACTGATCAACGCACACATCGACAACGTCGAAGTAGTGTTCGATCTCGCCGGTCTGGAGGAGCAACCGTGAGCATTGGCGACTTCCCCCTGTCCGAGAGCCAGCAAGTCGTGCACATGCTGGCTCGCTCCTTCTACGTCCACTTCGCCGAGATCAAGGGTGATACCCCGAGGTCAGCACCGTATGCACCTGAGTGGGCATACGACTACGCTCGAATCGCTCATGCCTACCTCCGCCCGGACGACGAGGAGGCAGCCATCGACCTTCGCTTGGACTACAAGTAGGGAACCCTTAGCCGATCAACTACCGAAGGTAGGAATACCGAATTAGCCCAATCTGCTATAATGGGTATGCAACACACGAACCAACTCACCATCAACGGAAGGCGACATCATGGCTGACATGATCGACATTCACAACGACGGCAGCGCATCGTTCTACGCCCTGCGTGAGCCGGGCTGGCACCGTCTGGGCTACGTCTCACAGGAGGCAATGCCAATTGCCGAGGCTGTCCGCCTCGCCAACATGGATCACGACTGGAGCACACATCCTGTGCAGACCACCGTCATGGACATGGACGGGGTCACCACTCTCGACATCCCCGACAAGTTCGCCGTGGTTCGCACCAACAAGCGACTGAACGAGCGTCGGGCCTTCGGCCCGGTCGGTACTCGCTACACCCCGCATCCCATCGAAGAAGTGTTCTCGTTCGTCGACGAGTTGCAGGGTGGCGGTGCCACCATCGAGACGCTCGGTTCGCTGGGTCGTGGTGAACGTGAGTTCGTCACGATCAAGTTGCCGCACACTGCCACCATCGGTGGCAAGGATGCGTCCAACCTGTACCTGTTCGCTGGTACCTCGTTCGATGGCACCACTGCCACGTCGTTCGATGCCACGGCAGTGCGAGTGGTGTGTGGGAACACGTGGAAGATGGCAAAGCGTGCCTCTCAGGCCGTCGTCAAGTTCCGCCACACCGCCGACCTTGACGTGAGCAACGTCGAGAAGGCACGCATGGTGCTGGAGTTGTCGCTCGGCTACGCCGAGGACCTGACCATGCTGGGTAACCGGCTGCTCGGCACCGCCCTTCGGGACGAGGACGCAGCCAACGTCCTCGCTGCCCTGTTCCCGTTCCCTGAGCACGTCAAGCCGGGGATGTCGTGGGATTCCCTCGACATCAAGTCCCAGAACGCCGTGACCAAGGCACAGGGACAGCGTCAGTCCGTGTTCGGCCTGTACAAGAATAGCCCCGCCAAGGCCACGCCGGACACCGGCTGGGGTCTCTACAACGCCGTCACCGAGTACGCAGACTGGTTCTCCCCGCTGCGTAACGACGACGACGGGATGCGTCGGGCCGAGAAGATCCTGCTCGGTGAGTTCGACGACGTCAAGGACCGTGCGCTCGATCTGCTGCTGGTCTAGGCAACATGCACATAGAACACGAGGTTGCCCAGCACGGGGAGTGGTACTGCCCTGTGCTGGGCGACTGGTTCCCTGCACACGAAACAGTCTGCCCGTTCTGCAAGTCACTCGTTCTCACACGGAAGGCAAGCCAATGAACACCACGAAAAGCAAGACCCGCAAGTTGTCCATCGTCTCCGCCCTGCCGGAGATCCAGCGCACGAGGTCGAAGGCACGTAAGCCGAAGGCTCCGGGCCGTCCCGCCAAGTACGTCAAGGCTGCCCGGATTGCTCGTCGCAATCCCGGTCAGTACGTGCTGGCTGACGTGGCCCCGAAGGGGGACACCAAGGCCGTGAACAACATCCGGCAGTCCAGCAACCGCGTGTCTGCCGGGTACTCGAAGCAGATGGCCGGGCTGAAGTCCTCGACCCGCACCGTCGGCAACGAGGTGCACCTGTACATCTGGGAGCCGAAGGCTGAGGTCAAGGCCATCGTGTCTGCCGAGGAGGTCGCGGAGGCCTACGCCCTGTTCGCCGCCATGTCGGACGAGCAGAAGCAGTCCCTGCTCTCCATCTGACCAGAGGGGGGAGGGTCGTGCGGTATTCTCCGTTCTGCCGCCAAGGATGCTCACGATGTGCGACCCAATCCGCACTAGGTATACCTGCCCTCCCCCTTCACCACTCACACGTAAGGAACTAGCCATGCCAGCCAATCACTACGGCTGTGCTGCCAACCACGCCGAGTTTACCTGTGTCACTGCGTTCTATGTAGGGCCACGCAAGTACCGGAAGAAGGCGGCATGGTGCCAGCCCTGCCTAGACAAGTACGGATTCCCGGAAGACACGAAGGAGGAAGCAGATGCAGAAGGCGCTGTATGAGGTCGAGGTCATCAACGAGAGCACAGGCGAGAGCATGTCGTTCGAGTTCTCCGCCGAACTGGAGGACCACACCGACCCCAAGGACACCCTGAGCATGGACCTGTACCGGCAGTTGGCTAACGACCTGTCGTACGTGTTCACGTTCATTGAGATGGAGGATGACTAACATGCCGATGATCGAGCCAGAGTGGGGAGCCCCGCCGCCCCGGAAACGGGGACGGGGGGTGCGAGTGAACAAGATGGCACTGAAACTGGCAGCCCGTAAGGGTGAGTGGGCCAAGATCGGTGTGTACGAGGGGTACTGGTCTGCCCATGCACGGGCCAGCCGGATCCGCAAGGGCCGCATCCAAGGCTTTGCCTCGGTCGGTCGGTTCGAGGCCGACGTGCGACCGACGCACGAAGGCTACGCTGTGTGGGTCAAGTGCGTGGCACACAGCAAGGCGTACACGAATGGCTGGGACAGCGGGATCAAGGCGTACTGGGAGGTGGAAGATGACGACAACGTGGAAGATCAGTGAGCCACTGCTGGAGCATTTCCGTGACGGGCGAGCCGAGGCTTTCCGTCACTGGCAACTGCGAGGAGCCCAGCACCTAGCCCAGCAGATCCGTGCGTACTCCGTGTTCACGAACAAGCGGCTCGACGAACTCTCGTTCATCGACCCGAACACGTGGCACGCACTGGGCTACATCGACACTGCCGCCCGTTTCCTCGCAGAGGAGGTGACTGACGGTGGCGAGGATCAAGAAGGCGGAGCGTGAGGCCGTCGAGGCCGTGCTCATGGAGGACTTCGAGACAGCAGCGGAGGCAGCAGAGGCTGCCATCCGTGCGCTAGACGAGGTACGTGCCGAGTACCTGAGTGCCAAGGCCAACCGTCCCTTCGTCCTGCTCACGCAGGGCGAGGGGACACAGGTCTTCACTTACGGTCCGTATGCAACAGAGGCACAGGCTGAACGTGCACGCAAGTCACTGGTTGCCCCGAATGCAGGTTGGATAGTGGCAACCCAGAAACTCTACGAGGTGGGATCATGAACGCACCGCTTGACTGGCAGCATCTGAACGACGAACGCGACCCGGCTCTCCATGTTGAGAGTGCTGGCGGGAGGAACCTCCAGTACGAGGTGTGGCACGCAGAGAACTACGCTGACCTTGTCGTGTACACGGCAGACAATGTGAACTTCGGCAACGAGGTTCTCGACTTCCGCTTCGACACAGTCGACCAAGCCAAGGCTTGCGCTGCCGCCATCGAGAGGGATGAGGAGTGGTGACGGCCTCACCGTACGCCGTGATCACGTGGTTCGTGATGATGCTCGTGCTCTCGCAGGCTGGGCTCACCGTCACCAACCCCACCACCCTGCTGTTCATGTTCCTGTTCTTCGCCCCGACATGGCTGGTTGGTGAGTACGTGTTTGATATGATCAGGTTCAGGAAGGAGAAGCCATGACCCACGAACCGATGTGCCCGTGCAACAACGCCGACGAGCGCGGCTGCTTCCTCATCAGCGCCAACACTGGCAAGTGCGTGTCCTGCGTTTGCGGAGACAAGATGGACACCTATCTGGATGGCTACGACCGCGCCCTGCGGGATGCCGTCGCCGCGATTGAAGATCTAGGCGGTGAGCGATGAGCCACGAACCAGAGTGCGGCAGTCCCTGCTGCCCGTGGATGCCGGAGCCCTGCTCCTGCTCGTGCATATGCGACGTGCTCCGCTCTGCCTACCAGCGTGGCCTGACTGACCAGAAGGGTCCCACACAAGACTCCGACTGATAATAAGAGCGGCAGTCGGAACGCAAGGGAAACCCCCCGGTTTGGGAAGGCCGGGGGGTTTCTGCGTACGCGCACGCGCGATCACCGATACGGGCTTGGGCCTCCGAGCGAGTCGATCAACTTGTCCATGATCCTGTTGATGCGCTGCTCTGCTGCCTGCCGACTGACCCCGAGGTCATCGGCAACAGCCTGCTGGGTCCGCTCCTCGACAAACCGCTGGTCCAGCAGTGACCGCTGCTCAGGTGACAAGGTGGCAAGGGCGGCACGGAGATCCGACAGCATTGCCTCCATCTCGTTTCCCTCCGCGAGGGAACGAGTGCGACGCACCTTGTCGGTAGTCTGCTCCGCCACCATCTTCCCGCCGTTTGCCTCTGCCTGAAGCAGAGCAATGATCAGGCCGGACGAGTAGAAGAACTCATCGGAGTGGCGGTAGCCACTCACACGTGCCTTCTCGGCACGGCAGATGACATCGCCCCGTCGGTACAGGTTGCGGTCGAGGAACGCCGTCTCCCGCCTCAATGCATCCCGGTCCTCGGGGTCGCACTCCACGAGTGGACGCCATCTCTTGTCCCTTGCCATCATCCAGATCCACAGTTCCTGCTGGATGTCACACGCTTCGAGGTACGCCCGGTATTTACGTGCGAGCCTGTGGCTGACTGATGCAACGATGGGTGTCAGCACGCCCATCTGATCCACCGTCAAATGCTTCATCGCCATGAGTACACCTTTCCGTTCACCACGAAGGACTTGTTCACGATGGGCACCGGCTGAGGGATCACCGTCTTGCCGTCCACATGCAGCAGGCCGAAGCCCTGCTGCCAGTTCGCTGAACCCTTGGTGTACGCCATGCCGGGAGACTTGGTGTTGATCAAGTGACCGACCTCGAAACCCCACCGAATATTTCTGGGCGTTCCGTTGACCATCATTGTGGTGGGCACCAGCCCCATGCGGTGCGTGTGCCCACAGATAACTGACATCCCGGTTCGGTCAGTGAGTTGCTTTGCCGTAGTGCCGGGGTTCTTTGACAGGCCACCCTCATCACCGTGCATGAGCAGCCAGCCGGGTGCGAGTTCCCACGGTTCCTTGTGGTACGTGATCCCGAGTTCCTCGAACTTCAGGATGGACTCCAACGTCAACTCAGGCAGACCGAGGAAGCCCGGAACACGGTTCCGGATTGCCGAGATCACACGGTCGGTGTGGTTGGAGCGGATCACGTGCTGCACACCCAGCATCCTGAGCACATCGACGGTGCGGTCTCGGTGCTTGCCGAAGTCGTTCGTGTACTCACCGGCTGTGCCCTGAGTCCAGCGACTGATCTGCGGGAAGTCCGCCTCGTCCCCGACTGAGACGACCACCTCGGGCTGAGTGTCCTCGATGAACTGGGCCACTGCCTCGACCGCTTTGCGGTCCTCGTATGGGGACTGAAGATCGGAAATAGCCACGATTGTCTTCACTCTGCCATCTCCGCCCCGAGTGCAGCGTAGGCTGCGATGTCCACCCATGAGTCCATGTACGTGGGGTTGCGCACTGCGCGCACCAGTTTCACGCACACCATCATGGCTGCCACGGTCGATGCGTTGATGGGGATGTCGGCGTCGTCCCTGTACAGGAGCGCCCGCCACATCTCTGCGATGCAACGATGCGTCTCATTCGGATCCCCGTACTGCACGTCACGGTCCCCGTTGACGAGGTCCAATGCAGTGAAGAGGATCTGCTCCCGCCTCACTGGCGGGGAGGTATCACCTTCACGGTGATACTCCCCGTCTTCCAGTCGGCGGACATTACCCGCAGACCCATTGCTACTAGCCTGTCGATCACCCATTGAAATGCCTCTCGATCTACCGGCGACTCAGTCACTGCTCGCCCCGATCCCCAGTAGCGGGGCAAGGGCGTCCTTACCATTGGTCAACACATACTCACTTACATCCATACCCCTCGGGAGCATGATGTTCCGTGCCCATGGAATGTGGCGCAGGATCTTGGCTGCGAGATCCTGACCGGGGTTGTCTCCGTTGTCCTTGTCGTCGTTGTCAGCAAGGATGAACACGTCGTTGAAGCCCTTCAGTACACGCTGGTGATGCGGCTTCCAACTGTTCACGCCGGGGATCCCCACGGCGTTCAACCCACACACGTGGTGGGTCACCACGGTGTCCAGTTCCCCCTCGCAGATGACGACGTAGGGCTGGTGGCTGATGACAGCCTCCACGTTGTACATGGTGATGGTCTGCCCCGTCAGTGCGAGGTAGCGGGGACCGGGGCGGTCGTCGACCACCCTGAACTTCATCCCAACCACGCCGCCTCTGGTCCAGTACGGGATGGCGAGCATCCCCGAGTAGGACTCGTGGCCCGGGACGGGCTTACCCGTCCAGCCAAGATGGGCGGTACTTGCGGCTGCTGGGTCGATCCCCCTTGCGGCTAGATACTCCTCTGCCGGACTTCCGGGCAGGCTCGCGGCGTACTGCTCTGCCGTCTCGGTCAAGAATCTCCTGTGCGATTCGCGCTGCATCGGTGAATGTCACGCCTTCCTTGTCCATGATGAGTGTGTAAGCGTCGCCTCCTGCTTGGCAAGAGTAGCAGGTCCACAGTCCTGTCACCGTGTTCACCGACGCCGAAGCGTGTCGGTCGTCGTGCACAGGACAGTGGGTACTGCGGTTGCCTGACCCGTTCGGGTAGTTCAGGTCGTAATGCTCAAAGACGAGCGACAGCAACAGGGCCTTGTCATCCTCATCGAGCGTGTCCATACACCCTCGCCTCCGGTGCTTCGAGAAAGATCCCCCGTGCACGACGCATTTGTGCACGCTCCGTCGGATGGGTACCAGCCCAGTAGCCGTGGGCTTCGTGCCTCACTGCCCAGTCGAGGCACTGGTCTATGACGGAGCAACGACTGCACACCTCCCGCAGTCCCTTGGCCGAGACCTGTCCGTCACCTTCAGCGAACCACAGTTCGGTGTTGATGCCAAGGCAGTTCGCATCTTCACGCCAGTTATGGGTCATAGCAGCCCCAGATCCTTGAACATGTTGATGAGTTCGTCGAGGTCGAAGACCGCATACGAACGATGGACACCCTTGCCTCGTCGCTTCACGACGACGAGTGGGTATGTTGCACTGACCGCTGGGTACTTCTCGCTGTAGTTGTTGGCCTCGGCGTTCGCCTCTTCGAGGAACGTGGGCAGGTCCATCTTCGCCCGGTTCTTCGCCTCGACCACGATGTGGACGCCGTCCTTCATCGGGAAAGAGATGTCACCGATGTCCTTCACCCCAGTACGGGGAAGCCGCTTCGCGTCCACACCCAGTGATTGCAGGTAGTCAGCAACCTCCGACTCGAACCTCGTGCCACGGGCCTTGTTGCTCTTGTTGCGGCTGTAATCAGACACGGAACACCTCGTACTTTCCGGGAGCGGTGATGTTCCGCTCGTACTCGCCGCCAACCTGCTTGATCGACAGCGTCTGAGTCGGGCACTCACTGGCTGGGATGAAGTAGTCACCGTCGTCGGTGGCTACGAACAGCCAGTCGAAGTTCTTGCTGTCCATCTTCGTGGCAGTGACGTAGTAGTAGTTGCGCTGCGTCTTCTGCACAGACGAGATGCGCTTGACCTCCACGCGATGCAGGTCGCCATCCATCTGGATCACGTAGTCGAACGGCTCGTGTCCAGACATCCCCTTGAACACGTGCCACCCCATGGTGGCGGCGTAGGTGATGAATCGACCCTCGCCCTCCAGCCCCATCGTGTGAGTGGGGTGAGCGTCACGACTGTTCGCTGCCGACATGCGGCTCCCCTAACTCATCCGACGATGACTCTCGCAATGCATTCGAGTTCCCCTTCGGCACGTCCCAGATGGTGTGCTCACGACGGATGTACTCTAGGAACGCATCGCGCTCCCTGTCGTACCGTGCGAACAGGTGGCCGAGCCTCTCGATGGCGCTCACTTGTTTCCTCCCCTGCTCAGGAGCCAGACGAGGGGGCGAAAGACCACCTCGTCGAGGACGATAACGAGCCACTGCATGAGTGGCGACTGGACGTTCACGACTCCTCCGGGCGGAACTCGTTGGTGTGTATGGTGTCTGCGATCACACGCTTGATGAGGACGCAGTAGACGCAGGCGTGGGCTGGAACTAGGGCCTGCGTCCTCTCCGTGTGCAGGCAGAACTCGTGATGCTCACTCCGTCCCCGCACAGCCCGTCCCCCTCCATGCCTTGATGCCACCGTTCTGGATCGAGTGCACGAACACTGCGTCCTGCACCCACGCTGGGGCGGCAGACGCGGTGGCGTACTGCCGTGCCACGAACTTGCCGTCGACCTTCGCCCACTTAGCATTGCCCTGCCATGTCGACGACAAAAACTGGTAACGGCCTGCCGCAGTGGACGTCGGGTTCTCGGCAACGTAGTGCCCCGAGTGCAAGGACTCGTGGCGTGCTACGCACAGAGCAAGCGAGCGGATCCACGTGGGCACATCATCCCACACTGCACGCACGTTGCTGTCGAGGTAGCGGCCAGCGCCGCCACGGTCGGGGCGAGATGCCTCCCACTGTCTATCGCTGTCGTTTGTTGCAGCCTCTACGGCTGCGCTCACTAGTATGTCGAACATTGGTTACCTCGCTATTCGTCGGCCTCGGTTGGGGCGCGGACAACTGACCAGCAAGACGAGCACACGGCTTCGGTGAAGTAGCCCGCTACCTTGTGCTCTTCGAACCATGCCAACAGCAGGAACACGTTGTTCCCACAGAGGCATGTATGTGTGGGGCCTGCCCAGAGCAGGTCATCGTTGACCTGACCCTCGAACAGGCACCAGATGGGTTTGAGTTCAAGGCTTTTGGATAAGGCGAAGGCCGACCGAGTGCTGGCACGAGCAGCCTTCGTACTTGTCGTGCCGAGCCTTCGCCACGGGGAGCCAAGCCTTTGCCAGAAACTCATCGCCGTTCTCCAGATCGTCTAGGCTCTCAGCCTTGGCTGAGCCGCCACGCTTACACGGGTCGCAGGTTGTTCTTGTATTTACGTCGGATCGAACCTTGCTCATACATGTCGATGAAGCGGGGCATCAGGAAGGCGAACACCTCACGCTGTTCGCATGTCTCGCAGCCACAGAACGGCTCACCGCTGAGGGTGTCGAGAACTTCGACACCACCTTCAGGGTCACCGTCGAGGATGCCCTGATACAGGTTGCTCATGTACTCGTCGAACGCACGCTCGACGATCTTCATGGGCAGTGCGTCCCACGTGTAGTCGCTGAGTTCTACTCCCATGCTCTCCTCGATTCTGCTGCACGCAGTTCCCCTGCCGTGTCATAGAACGTCATGCGACGGGGGTCCAGCCATGCGGTGACGTAGTCCTCGCCGGATGGCGAGGGCACTGCGGTTCTGTGCTTGACGCAGGCAATCCGCATCTGACCGTCGTTCGGCAGCATAGCCAGCGACAGGATGACCTCGGGATACTGGGCCACCTTGCCTCGGATCTGGCCTCGTGAGTACGGGTACTCACTCGCATTCTTGCTGCTCGACTCGTTGACGTGGTGAAGCACGACAACGCACGTGTCCTTGTTGCGGGCCAGTGAGTGCAGGCTGGACAGGACGTCGATCAGTCCTGCGAAGTCACCCGCATCCCCTGTCACACAGTTGAGGAGGTTGTCCACCACGACCATGCGTGGTGGCTGGCCGTAGACCTCCTCGTATGCCAGCAGTTCAAGGTCAATGTCCTCGATGCTGGGTGCCGGGTCGAAGCAGAACTGGATGCCAGCATCCGTGATGTCCTTCATTGCGTCGTCGATGATGTCGGCGGCGCTGGTTCCCACCATGGCCTTGACTTCCTCGAACGTGTACCCGGTCTTGATGGCTGCTGCCCGGTACTCCGTCGTGCGCTTGTCCGTGTCTGCACTGAAGATGAATGCAGGCACGTCCCGTGCAATCGGGTACCAGAGAGCGAGCATGGACTTGCCGCCGTTCGGCGGGGCCACGACCATCACGATCTGACCCTGCTCGAACAGGATCCCCTTGGCTGTGAGTGAGGGCAGGAGTTCAGGGAGGGGCGATGGTGCCGCCCCTCCCCTTGCTTCCTGTCCTACTTGGACAAGGCTCTGCATCTACAGCCCCGTCACAGACACGATCTGCGACGTGTTGATCACGATGCCGGACTGCGAGTCCTGATCGAACACCTCGATGAAGTGCTTGCCGATGCGCCACGGCTGCTCAGGATCGAGGAACGTGGACAGCGTCAGCGACTTGTTCTCCCACATGGAGTCGACCGCGATGCGGTCACCGTTGGTGAGAGCGATGTTGAGCGTGGACATAGTGCCTCCTAGTTGGGGTAGGTGTGCTGGCTAGAGCCAGATGATGTCGGCCTCGACCGCGCCCTTGGCGAACGGACGAGGACCCTTGGACGGGTCGACGAAGGCCTTGCGGGCCTTGCCGTTCCGGTCGGTCCACTCCTTCAGCACGTACTGTCCACGACCGTCGGGCAGAGCCGGAGCCTCGGGGTGCGAGTACGTCCACGCTGCGCCGTACTTGTCCGACTCGACGGACGGGCCAGCGGTGCTGACCGGGGCGGAAGCCACGGTCGTCTCGATCACGGTCGCACCGATCTCAGCCTTGACGGCTGCAACGGCAGGAGCATGACCGCCGAGGGACTGGATGTCACCGATGGCATCTGCGATGCGCTCGTCCGATGCCACCTCGATGAGGCGGGACACGAACTCGTCCACGTTCTCACCACGGATGGTGAACAGGTCGCCAGCGATCTTCGTCGTAAACGACAGTGGTGCCTCACTCATGTTACTCATGTTGCGTGCCTCCTAGGCAGTTGTGTTGGTGTACTTGTAGGTGAGAGCCTTGGCGAGCAGGGCCTCGTCATCGACGACGGCCATCACTCTGGTGTTGCAGTAGAAACACAGCAGGCCACGGACGCGATCCGTGTCGTGGCAGTGGTCAACGTGCCACATGCCTCGGCCACCGGGATTCGGTGTCTCGCAGATGGCGCATACCCCGTGTTGGGCATCAAGCATAGCAACCTCCTCTTCCGGGGTGAGGCCATAGAGGCGCTTGCGGTCCTCTGCTCGCTTGCACGTCTTGCACACGGGGTGCAATCCGTCTCGCCGCTCCGAAGAGCGGTGGAAATCTGACGTTGCAAGCGAACGCTTGCATCGTGAGCACGTCTTCATGTTGCATTCACTTGGTAATGAGGGGAATCGGGATCAAACTTCCACGCATCCACTCCACCGTTGGCGAAGCAACTGGAGGATACGTCACAGGTACGACATCCGTCACCGACGTTGGCGAGGAAGATCCCCTCGCTGATCATCTTGGCAGTCAACTCGAACTGCTTCGTGAAGTACGCATCAGTATAGCGAGTCAAGTCGGCGGGGTCCGTCAACTCCGTTGCCCTCGTCATGAAGAACGCACCGACCGACGGCCTGACACCGATGGTCTTCTCCAGCGCGAGGGCGTACTGGGCGAGTTGCAGTACGGACGACGGCTTGCGTGTACCCGACTTGAAGTCCACGAGCAGCACCTCGCCGTCCGGCGTGATGTACACGCAGTCAAGGAACCCCTTGACCAGCACCTCGCCGAAGTTGGCAGAGACCTCAGCCTCGGAGAACGGGGTGTCGTTGATGGCGAAGATCTTCATGCCGCTGGCAGGGAGCCAGCGCATGTAGTCAGCACACTGACGGTAGCCGTCGCGGTACCACCAGTCGAGATCCTCGCGCTCAGGCTTCTCCTTGGACACACGCCCGGCCCTGCGCCACTGGCTGGGGTGAACGCTGCTGGACTCCTTGGCGTTGTCGAGGGCGGTGTTCCAGCAGCGGTCCCACTCCGCACGCAGATCTAGGGCGTCCAGTGTCCCGAAGTAGAACGCCTTGTTGATGGAGTCGAACGTGTCGTGGAGTGCAACGCCGCCGACCAGCCACACCGACGGTGTGCGCGGGGCCTGCTGGATGCGGTTGAGTTCGTACGCCTTGCCACACCGAAGCATCTGTGTGTACTGGCTATGACTGAGGTGGCTCACGCTTGGGGCTCCTTGGTTCTGGGGCGGAGGGCGGTGGTGTCCCGGTTGATCTCACCGTAGCACCACGGCCTGACAAAGTCTGGGTCTTTCACGGCGTGTCGCGTTGCCACGACGCGATTCACCCATCACGATAGCAGAGCGGCTTGCCGCGGGGGTCGAACCTCCAGACGGGTGACGGGAACGTTCCGGGATCCCTGAGGGGTGAAGGTCTCTCCTACCTGTTGGGGGGGTAGGGGGGGCCTTTCTCCTCAGGGATCCGGGAATGATGGGTGGATGGGTGGATGGGTGGACGGGGCCGTGAGAGCCCCGTTCACCCTTCATGGTCTAGGGCCACTGGTATCGTGGAGCACCTTACACCCGTGAAGGAGCCAGCCATGATGCTGAGTGAAGCCATCCAGATGTTCCGCGTCTCCCGTCAGGCTGACGGGTACGCGGCCAACACCGTGAAGAACAATCACCACCTGCTGACCCGAGTCCTGTCGATCACCGGGGACATCGAGGTCGCCTCGATGACCGCCAGCCATGTTGACGTGGTGATGGCGTGCGAGACGGAGCGCGGGCTAGCGCCCGGCTCCCTCAACGAGTACGTCTCCACCCTGTCGGCGTTCTCGAAGTGGTGTCGTGCCCGTGAGTACATGCGTCCTGAGCAGAACCCGGTTGCTGGTCGTCGCTACCGCAAGGATCCCCCGAAGCAGCGGGACATGATCCCGCTGTCCCTGTTCCCGGCTGTGTTGGATGCGGCTGAGAACCCTCGTGACCGCTACCTGATGGCACTGGGCCTGTACACGATGGGCCGTCAGTCCGAGGTCAAGGCCCTGCGGGTCCGCGACCTCGACCTCCAGTCCGGGTACCTGTCGGTGACCGTGTTCAAGACGAAGGAGACCGACCGCATCCCGATCAGTGTGGAGTTGGACCGTGAATCCCGCCGCTGGCTGACAGCGTACACAAGGGAGGTCGGACCCCTCCGGCCTGACCACGTCCTCGTCCCGTCGTACAGGTCTGTTGGGTTCCAGCAGTGGGAACTGTGCCCCACGTCGGTGGTCTCCAAGCCTGAGGATCTGGTGAAGCGCACCCTGCGCCGTGCTGGCTGGGTCCCTCAGGACTGGACGGGTATGCATCTGCTCCGCCGGAGCAGTGCCCGTGCCCTGTTCGACGAACTGTCGGCGAAGGGCTACGACGGTGCACTCAGGCAGGTGCAGACGTGGCTGCACCACTCCTCCTCCACCATGACGGAACGCTACCTTGGGCTGACAGTAGACCGTGAGGTGCGGGACAAGGAGACACGGGGCCTGTCCATGTTCCCCTCGCTGGCTGATTCCGGTGTTGTCGCACTGCACCAAGTGGCTGGATAGCCCCTAGGAAGCCCTAGAAGGGGCCTACAACGCACGAAAAGCGGGGAGGGGTACCATAAGTACCCCTCCCCTAACTACGCCCGTCCTAGGGCGCTAAGCGTTTACATGCTTTCGAGCGCTTCGAGCACCTCCGGCTCCAGCAAACCCGTCACTTCCATCCCGCGCAGGGCTTGGAAGCCCCGGATCCTGTACGTGAGGTCCTCCGTCCACTCCTCCGTGTACGGGGGGATCCCCAACTTCACCTTCGCCATAGCGATACGGGATCCCGTATCACCCGGCCCCAGTGGGTACGTCACCGCGTCGTCCTGAACGAGATCTGAACGATCCCGCCGAACCCGCTTGCACGGGTAGGCGGTGCCACCTGAGTGAACGACGCATCCTCAGTGATCCCCGTGTACACCATCCCCGACGCCCGTTCCTCAACAAGGATCGTTCGACCGGAAGTCAGCCGCTTCACCAGATCCTGCCACCGCTTCGCCGCCCTGCCCTCGTACCCGGACGGGACACCGAAGGTGTCCCTCTCGAAGTCGAAGTTCAGCAGCGGGAGAAGCACAGTCTCGCCCCGATTATCGGACGTAGGCCAAGCCTTCATCGACCACGCAGTGATCACCGGAGCCAGAGTGCCAGCCCCATCGGGCTGCACGTCAAACCTGACCGCCATGCTGGAAGTAGAATGCCGGGCGCCCACGTCGAACTTCGCCTCCGTGCCCATCCCCGTCACCACCGTGCCAAGGCTGACCGGCTTCCACTCAGGTGACAGCGACGACACCTCGACACTACCGCCCGGATTGGAGGAGAGGATCACCTTCACGCTCTCGAACGTCTTGCCCTCCCACGTGCCGAACCGGATCTGACTGGTGTCCAGCCACCCCTTGTCCAGCACCGTGGCACTGGCGTGCCACAGGTTGCCAGCATGATCCATCATGAACGCAGCCCTAGGGCCAGTCACCACCGCAGCGTCCACCGACGCCGACCCAGCAGGGAGGCGAAGCCAGTTAGCCCACGGTGCACGACCATCCTCACCGATCTCCGACAAGTCGACCAGCACGATGCCGGGCCTGCCGTCCCCGGCATCAGCCGTCGGGTACGCCACGAACCTGTCGAACATGGAGAAGCCACCGTCATGCGTCGCCGACACCGGAGAACCCAGTAGAGGGCCGTACTGCACACCGCCGCGATCCACCAACTGACCGACACGAATGCCAGCCGACGTGGAAATAGCGATGTACGTACCCAGATACGTGGCGATGTCCTCAACCCGCTCAGTGGCAGGGAACTCTGCGACCGTCAGCAGTGCACTCAGCGTAGGCAACTTGCCCTCGTTGTCGAGGACAGTTGCAAGGATCGACGAACCAGCGTCACCGTACCCAGAGAACAGGATCTCCTGAGGGCCGGAGGCCACACCAGTCCACACCCACGACGGGTCACCCATGTCGAACTTCACCGTTGACTTGGTCACGTCAACCGCTGCCCCACCCAGTGCACCGGGGATCTCGTACATCGTCTGCCCACTCGACACCATGCAGCGGGACTTCACCCACCACGTCTTCGGGTTCACCACGTTGGTGAACGCATCAGTCGGTGTAGTGAACGCGGCAAGCGGAGTGGTCTGCACCACCGTCGGCAGTTCAATCAGCAGATGGTCACCAGCGATAGTCAGTCCCTGTACCACGCCACTGGCAGTGATCGCCGTGACACTGGTGCCCTGAACCTTCACCACCTTCGTGCCGTAGGAGATGAACACTGCGTCCTTCGACACAGCCATCGAGCCCTTCACCGCTGACGCTGGCAGGCCAGCCGCAGACAGGTCGAACATCTCCATCCTTGGCAGCAGGGACATCTCACCGGGACGTGTGAACACGTCCATCCCCGCAGACTTCCAGAAACGGCGGGAGACAGTGTCATCGCTCATTGACTCCATGAACAACTGATCCGAACCGAGCGACCAGTCAGACTGCGACCGGACCCACCAGCCTTCAAGGCTGTTGTCGCCGGGGTTGTCGCTCGTGTCGAACTGGTCCTTGACCAGTTTCGTCAACTGCCTCTGATACGGGTAGTTGTCGGAAGCAGCCGACAGGAAGTGGATCCCGCCAATCGAGTACGCCCAGTCCGTGTCAGGGTTGTCTTCATAGGCGAGGTCATCACCAAGAGGGGAGCCGAGAGGATGTGGGACGCCGTGAATCTCATCGTTACGCCACTTCATCAGGCTCATGACAGAAGGTCACCCCACGTGTCGGCTTCCTTCGTCACCACGGTGACACCATCGAACCGATGAGCAGCCCTGCTGGCGAGGCGGAAGTCCTCAGCCAGCACGCCGTGCTTCACCTTCGACCCAGTGCCATGCGGCAGAGCCGTGTACCCGTCGTACCCACGCAGCACAGTGAACCGTGTCGCACTGATAGCGCCAGTGACCAGCACGCCCTCCTCGTTCGAGGCATCAGGGCTAAGGATCAGGGTGAACGGAACCGAAGGGAAGCCCGTTGACTTGGCGACAGTGATCTCCGTGGCGGTGCCATCGAGATCCACTGTCAGTTCGGTCTCGACAGCAGTGTTGGAGTAGTTGTGCGGAGCAGCCATCACTTCACCTCTGGTAGTGGGTACGGTTCGAGTACGTGTTCAACAGGCGCAACTTCTCCTCCTCCAGCCGCTGCATGTACAGCGCCTGAAGGTACTTCGACTGCTGCTGTGCAGCCGTCGAACTCACCTTGGAGTCGAGAGTGTTCGCCTCCACTGAGCGGGTCTGGATGTCGTACGTGTCAGACGCAGCCAGCAGGCGTGCAGCCGCAGCGAGGACCGGAAGGTCCGACGCTGAATCTGGCAGTCGAGTCTCCGAGAAGAACTGGAAAGGCTGGTACAGCGGGAGAGGATCCCTGCTGAACGTGATCTTCAACCGAGCCGGGTAGCCGATCCACCCGTCGTACAGGTACAGGGCCTTGCCAGTGGAGATACCATCCAGCAGCGGTGCCTGCTTGTCGAACGTGTAGTCCCGCAAGTGCACGACATCACTGGCATAGCCAGTGGTGTCTGACATGGTGACCGAGAGGATCTCCCGAGTCTCCTGCGGCATCTCGTACTTGAAGTCGTTTGACTTAGCGGTCACTTCGACGGTCTCCACCCCGTACAAGGTGGCACCAATCTGACGGATCGCCTGATTCAGTGTGTCCTTCACCATCTTGCGCGGGTACAGGGGAGAGTTCACGACCCGTGTACCCGGCTCATGCTGAGCAGGGTTCGTCCCATCCATGCCACGCCCATACGGTGGGATCTCGGCGATGCCAGTTGACTTGTCGACCTTGTCAATCCAGATCAGTTCCTCACCGATCTCAACACGACCACGGCTGACGACTGTCCCGTCAGCCACCTCGATGCGGAACGCATTGTGCGGAACAACTGACGTCAGATGGGTAGACAGTTCCTGATCTCGAACGAACGACCGGAGGTAGCCGAGAGTCTCATCGACCATCTCCCCGAAAGTGGTTGTAATCATGATGCTACGACCTCAGGGTGAGGGGGGCGTCAGCCTTCTGGCTGGCGCTGACGGCCTTACGGATGTCCTTCAACTGCGTGGTCGCAGGCTGGATGCCCTGCGCCCGCGCTGCCTTGTACTCGTTGATCTCCTGCGCGTTGCGCTGCTCCATGCTGTACAGCCTGTCCTGAGACTGGGTGCTGTTCTTCGACACCGGGCTCTTCGATGCGAGGCACTCGCCGTAGGTGGCGTGGTCCTTCGTCTTGCAGCCAGAGGTGCAGTTACTCACTGGTTCTCTCCTTGGATGCGGGCAGCGGCTTCCCGTGCCTTGGCTATGACATGCAGCGGTGTCGTGAACTCGTTGATCAGGAGCAGGGCGTTGAACTCGTTCATCCACTCACCGTCAGGGATGGTGGCGTCGAGTCCTGACAGGACCTCGACCGCCTTCTTGATGTCGAACATCAGTTCCTCAGCAAGGCCGGGGTTGCTGACAAGGGTGAACACGAGGTCACCCTCATGCGCGTACGACAGGGGAATGATCTCGTCTTCCCCGTCACACAGGAAGGGAACACCGATGCGTGAGTGCTTGATCACCATTTCTCCAGTGGGCATGTCGCGTCGGCGAGCAACGTCTTCACTCTCATGAAGCAGCCGCACTCCTTACAGGAGGCGGTGGGCTTGAAGAACCGTGGGCATTCACGGCAGATCTCTAGCCGTTCACTAGAACGGGTAACGGATAGCGACAAGTCCGGGTGCACCGGGACCTCCTGAAATTGAACGGACATCGACACATTGTCGGTTGTCATCTGCAACATATTCCGCTTGGCAATCATGCCAGCGAGTCTCAGAATGATGCTGCGTGTTGCTGCCAGTACACGTCTTGACGCACGTCGTCCCCGACAAGGAGCCACCATTGTCGCAGTGGTAGCGGGTTGAGTAGATGGGGTCATGCGTGGTGGTGACGCAGTGGTGCCCGGCGGTAAGCCCCTTGTCCACGCAACTCCAACCGGGAGGACACTGACCACCCACGCACGGGTCACCCACATGGGTGACACTGTTCGTCCCAGACTGGTACGTCTCAGCCCTCGCCCCATACGAGCAATCGTAGTTGTATGACCCACCCGTCGTCCACGAATGAACATACGACGACTGGGCGTAAGACGCCCGACGCTGGTATCCAGCACCACCGCCCTGCCCCTTCAGTGAACCCTCGGCGGGACCAGCATTGGTCACGCCCAGCCCACCGATGTACGAGGATAGCCCGATCTTCCCCAGTGCAACAGCGAAGTCAGCGTCAACCTGAATCGGAACGTCAGGACCCTGATCCGAGAAAGCAACCAGAGCGTCACACTGCGAATCCTGACCGCTGCCACCCACGAAGATGGGCACAGGGATGTACTGGTCGCAGTCCTGAAGAGTCCAGTCGAACGTGTCACCCGCACGGCCCGGCGTACCGGGCTGGATGGTGTCACCCGCAGTGCCCGGAGAGCCACCAGCCAGAGCGAAGGCCTCAACCACCATCGTTGCAGGCACCACCGAGGTGAACGACGCAGGGCCAACGGAAGTGTAGATGTGGTAGCGGTACGTCTTCCCACCCGGTGCTCCACCCGGAGCACCATCAACGGTGTGGTCACCACCCACAGGGGTGGTGGGTAGCGTACCGCTATACCCAAAAGGGGTGAACCACCAACTTCCGTTCACAAACACCGCAGTACAGATGCCGAACTGGGCACCCGTATCCGGGAGCCCACCACCCACATTGCCAGTGTTTGTGTACGTGACCTTGCCACTACCAGCCTGATACACGACGACACGGTCGCCATCCGCAGGGTTGGCGGGGAGGCTGACGTTGATGGGGTTCGCACCGTTGTAGAAGTACGCCGCCTGAACCGCACCAGCGGTATCCCCAGTGACAGTGACAACGTTCAGCCGCACCGACGGGTACGCTGGAATGCTGTCAGCGAAGTCCATGAAAGCGACTTCGATGTCCCGCCTGTCAGTCAGTTCAGGGATGTCTAGGACAATCCCTGAACTAGCCCCAGTGTGCTGCCTTGTCATCTGCTACTCCTTACTTCCACACGAAGCCGTTACCGGCAGGGTTGATGGCAAGAGTCTTGCCAGCGTCGGCAGCGGTGAACGCAGGCAGTACCGGAGCCTTCGCCCGAATACTGAACGGGCC